TCTAGTTTTGGCATTGAACGGATAATTATATAGAATGAATATATTTGGCTTTAATATAACCAGAGAGAAGCCACCTGAGACTGAAAAGTCTTTTGTGGCTCCTTCTGATGAGGGCGGTGTAGAAAGCATACGGGCAGGTGGATATTACGGTACCTACCTAGACCTAGAGGGGGTTGCGAAAAATGAAGCAGAGTTGATAAAGCGTTATAGAGATATTTCTATGATGGCTGATGTTGACACTGCGATTCAAGACATTATCGATGATGCCATAGCTAATCAAAGTGATGAAGATCCGGTAACTTTAGTTACAGATAAATTGAGTGTTTCTGATTCTGTCAAAGAACAAATCCAAGACGAATTTGAAAACTTAACCGAAATGCTTGACTTCAAAAATAGATCGCATGATTATTTTAGGCGTTGGTATGTCGATGGAAGATTATACTTTCATAAAGTAATAGACACAGCAAATCCTAAAAAAGGGATACGGGATATAAGATATATCGATCCCAGAAAGATAACAAAAATTAAAGAAGTAAAAAAAGAAAAGAACGATCAGGGGGTACAGTTTGTTAAAAGCGTTGAAGAATTTTATATCTTCAATGATAAAGGATTAGCATCTAGACCAGGGCAGTATAAAGCAGAAACTAATGATTCTGCTTTAAAAATAACTAAAGATGCTATTACATATGTACCGTCTGGTCTAGTAGATCAGGACAAAAATTCATCTCTATCATACTTGCACAAGGCAATCAGGCCTGCAAATCAACTTAGAATGATGGAGAACGCAGTTGTAATCTATAGAATTACAAGGGCACCAGAAAGAAGGATCTTCTATGTTGATGTGGGCAATTTACCAACCAACAAAGCAGAGCAGTACTTAAAAGACATTATGGACCGATATCGTAATAAGTTAGTTTACGATGCTAATACTGGCGAAGTTCGTGATGATAAGAAATTTATGTCTATGTTGGAAGACTTTTGGCTTCCCCGTAGAGAAGGCAGCAGTGGAACGTCTATTGATACGTTGCCGGCTGGTCAGAATCTAGGACAAATTGAAGATGTAGAGTATTTTCAAAAGAAACTCTATCAGTCTTTGAATATTCCTGTTTCTCGTTTAGAACAACAAGCTGGTCTTAACTTTGGTAGATCAGCAGAAATAAATAGAGATGAACTGAAGTTTTCAAAGTTCGTTTCTAGACTTAGAAGAAAATTCGGTGTAATGTTTGACGATTTGCTGAAAACACAGTTAATTCTAAAAAACATTATTACAGAAGAAGATTGGATAGATATAAAAGATGATTTGATGTATGACTTCGCACAAGATGCTTACTATACAGAATCAAAGAATCAAGAGTTACTAAGAAGTAGGGTTGAGGTTTTGAATGGAATGTCAAGTTATGTCGGCACTCTGTTTAGTAAAACATATATACAGAAAAAAGTGTTAATGTTGACCGATGAAGAAATAGAATCTATTGAAAAGGATTTACAGCTGGAACAACCGTTTGTAACTCAAGATCAACAATTTCAAATGGATTCTCAAAGACAATCGGCTGAACAAGAGACCGAACAATCAGAGACAGGAGAAGAGTGATGAGCAGAGATGAAGCTATTAGAGATATGATGGACAGCATGGCTAAAGGAAAAAGTAATGAAGTTCAAACAAAATTCAATTCTATCATGTTTGACAGAGCAAGCACAGCAGTCAATGATTATAAGCAAGAGCTTGCAAAGAGCGTATTTAATAATACAGACCTGAAGTCTATGGGATTAGCTGACGGCGAAGAAAGAATATTAGAAATAGATCCAGACGCAGAGGTTGATGTTAACGGAGATGCAGATGAAAACATTTAAACAGTTTAGAGAGGGAGTACAAGTAGAGGAAGAATATACAAACACTCACTTTCTCGGCGGAAATAAAGTTGTCAAAGTTAAAAGCACAGGTGCAACAGGAGAAGTTGTAGGGAGACATCGACAGGATGATGGAGATATTCATTTTACTGTAAGCCACGGTGGAGGTAAGACATCTAAGCATCCTGGAAGCAATCTTAAAGTACATAAAGAAGAAGTAAGTGTTCAGGAATCTCCAGTTGACGGAGTAGCTAAAGGCTCGCTTCCTGATGATCAACATATGTGCGCTACTAAAATATTTAAAGAAGGTATAGGCGAAGGCACTCCTATTCTAGGCGAACACGCTTTGCCAGACGAAGATGGACATGTTTCTTGGTACAAAGTAATGTTTGAAAATTCTATTGAAATAGTAGAAGTTGCAGACGAAACCGTGAAGGTGCTTGAAGAAGGTGCCCACGGAAACCATAAAAAGAAAAAGTAAAGAGGAAAAAAGATGGCAGCAGTAACTACAGTGTTAAAACTAACTCAGGTCCAAGGAGTCGTAAAAGTTCACGGCGATAACAGTGACACTGCTACTATCGCTTTGGCCACTACGCTTAAAAAATCAACAGAGACTCAATCTTCACCTGAAGTTAATATCAGAAGAATTTATTGGTCAACCGATAAAAATGCCGATATTACAATAACTAGAAATGGAGTCACAGTCTGGGACTTGTTTGGTTACGGAGAGTTAGAATTTAATGGCTTCAGTGACAACGAAGAAAACAGTTCTGATATTGTTGTTGAGTTCAACAATGGTCACGGAACTATTATCATTGAGTGTGCTAAAGTCAATGGTTACGGTTCACAGCAACATCAAGGTGCTGATGGAGACTTAGGATAATGAAACTAATAAAAGAAGTCACAGAAGAAATTAAGTACATATCTGAACTTAACGAAGAGACAGGAAAAAAGTCACACTTCATTGAGGGAGTTTTCTTGCAGTCTAATCTCAAGAATCGTAATGGTAGAATGTATCCTAAAGATGTGATGCAAAAAGAGGTTGCTCGGTATACGGCAGAAGCTATTGATAAGAAACGTGCATACGGCGAACTTGGGCACCCTGAAGGACCTACAGTAAATCTTGATCGTGTTTCTCATATGATTGTTGGTCTTAAAGAAGATGGAGACAATTATATTGGAAGAGCAAAAATTCTAGATACTCCTATGGGACGTATTGTAAAAGAGCTTATTGACGAAGGAGCTAGTTTAGGTGTTAGCTCACGTGGATTGGGTTCACTCAAAGAAAGAGATGGCGTTAATGAAGTTCAGGAAGATTTTATGTTGGCAACTGCTGCTGACATCGTTGCTGATCCTTCTGCCCCAGATGCTTATGTTCAAGGCATTATGGAAAATAAAGAGTGGACGATTGTGAACGGTATTTGGCAAGAAAAAGAGCTTGAAGAAGCTAAAAATTTGATACATGCTGCAAGTTCTAAAGAACTTGAGGCTGCTAAGTTACAGGTGTTTGAAAACTTCTTAACTAAGCTATCTAAAATTTAAATTTTTATAAATATATATTAGAACAAAGCAATACAATCTAATAGGAGAATAAACATGGGTGTAGAATCCAAAATCCGAGAGCTTATGGAAGGCGCTGCAAATCGCCCTAAAGATAAGCAACAAGGTGATGCTTCTAGTCCTGCTCAAGGTAGCTCAGACGCCAATCCTGAAATCCAAGACCTTAGCGGTACTGGAAATAAGGAAGGTGGACTGACTTCTGAAGTAGGTAAAAAAGCAGCAGATAAAGAATCTAAAGACACTACGTTGCCTAAAGGCACTGGTGCAAAAGAAGCTCCTGCTAACTTTGAAACTAAGAAAGAAGAAGTTGAATCTGAAGAAGAGGCTATAGTTGAAGACGAAGTAGTAACTGATGAAGTTATTGCGGAAGACGAAGTTGTTGCTGAAACTGAAGAAGCAGAAGAGATTGTTGAAGAGGAGATTGTTGAAGAAGAATCAGTTGAAGAAGAGTCAGTTGAAAATTCTACTCTTTTTGAAGCTGATCTAAATGCACTCTTTGCTGACGAAGAACATCTCACAGAAGAATTTAAAGTAAAAGCAGCAGAAGTATTTGAAGCTGTTGTTACTTCCAGAGTTACTGCTGAAATTGTAGAAATCGAAGAAGAACTAACTGAGGCTGCAAACAAAGAATTTGAGTCACAGATGGAGCAAATGGTAGAGAACATTGATAAGTATCTCAGCTATGTTACTGAAAACTGGATGGCAGATAATCAAATCGCCGTCGAAAGCGGTATTCGTACAGAAGTAACTGAGTCTTTCATCAAAGGCCTTCAGCAAGTATTCACAGAACATTATATTGATGTACCAGAAGAAAAGTATGATGTAATGACTGAAATGCAACAGCAAATTGATAGTCTAACTGCTAAATTAGATGAAGAAGTTGAGTCAAAAATGGCAGCAGAACACGAAGCTATTACTTTGAAAAAGCAAGCAGCATTTGCTAATATTTCAGAAGACTTAGCGTCAACTGAAAAAGAAAAATTTGCAACATTAGTTGAAGACATTACTTACACTGGTATGGATTCATATGAGCAAAAACTTCAAGTTGTTAAAGAAAACTATTTTCCAAAAGAAGTAGTTTCCGAAGACAAACTTGAAGACACTTTTGAGGCTACAAATGAAGTAACTAATACAGTTATGTCTAAGTATGCTCAGGCAATTTCAAAAACAACAAAATTTAATTAAACCGAAAGTAAATTTTTTATAAATAGTACTATTATAATAAAACTGAAAACCAAGGAGACTTAAATGTATCTTTCAGAGCAAATTGAGAGCAAATGGGAACCAGTTCTTGAACACGCTGACCTGCAGCCTATTGCAGATCCGTACAAGAAAGCTGTTACCGCTGTAGTTCTCGAAAACCAAGAAAAGGCCCTTCAAGAAGAGAAGGGTATCATGGAAGCAACACA